GCCAACGGTATTTCACCGTGACCTGGCACTTCAGCCTTGGTCGACCTGACGCTCAGTACACCCTCTAACAACGAGGGATAATACCAGAACAGGTCTTCTACATGCTGAACAGAGACACGATCGGATGCATCGGAGAGGTCGACGGTAGCTACTTCACCGTCGACGGATCCACGACGCGCCATTACCCGGTTAGGGTTCTGGTCTTTGAAACCGATCATACCACAGACAAGATTACGTCGGTGTTTAACGACGTAGCCTTCCTGGAGGTATCGCGTGAGCTCCTGCGAGATGGCCTGCTGCATATACTGCATGCAGGTTGGCTCGACAGCAATCACACGTGGTGTCTTAAGCGTCTTAGGAACGAATACAACCCTAACAGGTTGTTCGTCCCGGGGTTCGAGATAGTCCGCACTTTGGGCGACCCGCCAATAACTGGCAGAAGGAAGAGCGTGATCCAAGAAAGGAAACACGCTCTCGAGTCGCTCGGTCCAGGTTACATTGGCCCACTTCTGGTTTCCCATCAGAAGATCCGCTGTAGCTCCAGGACCATGCTTTCCAGCAACATCACCAGTGTCGACCATATAGTCCACACGAGAAGCAACATCACCAAAAAGGAGTAGAGCCATGCGACGATAGGCCTTGCGGCCTTCGTCAGTTTGACACGTGGCATAACTCCTGACCTCTCGATCGACCTCGACGTACTGCCTTGCGGCAGCCTCGACCCTGGCATCACTGCAGGGTAGGTGGACTTTGGCGAACATCAGTGTTAACTGACGCACCGCCATGATACAGTCCACAGAAGGCTCGTCGAGGAGAACACCGCTAGCATCAAACACCTGACGCAGGTAACCCGATAGAAACACCGGGAGCCCGCTCTTCATCCGGAAACCGGAGAAAGAGTCGGCGTCAATGTGCCCTCGTTCCAACGCAGCGTCGAACGCCTTGCCGAAACTTGGTAAAGTGATCGTAAGGAACGAATCACCTTCGTGCTTGATGCGACTGCAGAGCTTTTTATAGTCTGCAGCAGCGCTAGTGCAGCAAATGTCGGCAAGTTCGCTTGCCAACACCTTCCAGAGAGCATTCAGGCCATTACCCATCTCCGCCCTTTCAGTGCGGTAGGTGGATCCCTAGCCTCATGTCCCCAGTACCCCTCGTTTCACGGAGGGGCGTGGTTCGCGTCTAGGTCCTGTGATAGGGACCTAGATTTCTCCACCCAGCCATTGGGTGGCGCGAGCTCCAGTCGAAGCAGTCAGGTAGCCCGTGAGGGCATCCACCAACTGCTTGGCTTCTGCTACGGTGTACCCGTACGGTGGTGTCTCCATCACCATAAAGGCACGAGCGCCAAGGCGCACGTTCGTAGAAGCCTGCAGAGGATCTGCAGCGATCTTGGAGTGGTCAAGCTGGATCAGTCGTCGGGTCTTCAGCTTCTGAAGCTGGTGACTGAACGACAACCTCAACAGACCGTCATCCTTGGTAAACTCCCCGGAATGGGGAGCGAATGACGTCCGCGGCATAGAAGTAGCCACGGCGTTGAACGTAACCACTTGGGGGTCTGTGAAAGCCATGAGGCTTCTCTCTTTCAGGGAGAGATGATGGCTAGTCATCTCACGTGGTAAAACATGACCCACAGGTTGTGAGCCACCAGGATGATTGACCGCGACTAAAACGGAGCTCGTGAGAGCCCCAACGCCGCGGTCACGGCGAGCTGTTTCGGGGTTAAACCCGACCAGCTTACGCCAAAACCGTATGGTGACAACTTCGAGTACCGCCTACGACTGACAGTTTTCACCGTCTTCGTATGCAGACCGTATTTTGAAGTGGCGGCATAGCCCCACTCCGAAACGCGGCCGTTCATGACGTACCCGTAATCAATCACCAAGCCATCTCGACCGAGGGCGCTGACGTTGTGCATGACATCGCCAACGTTGCCAAACCAGTCGAGGGCCCATGACCAGGGAGCTAAGTTCCAGATAACTTCTGGAGTCAGCTGTAACCCGTAAACCTTACGAGCCTCGAGAGCCCACCTAGAAATTCCTTTGGTGGCCTCTGTCACAGGCAAGTGGTAACGGAAAGCGCCGCTGAAATACGTCCGAGTTTCGGACTTAAAGACAGCGGCTCCCCTGGTAGTTGTCGAGTTGTTTACAACACTTCCGGTATCAGGCCCTAGGAGAAATCCTCCAGTGGTCTGCGCTACCTTGGTGTCACTCGGCAACTCAAAGCGGCGTCGGATGCGTTTGTCCGACCCCTTGATGTATGCGCGCATGATGTCATCGCTTGACCTTACGGCCTTGCAAAGCGTCTGCACGTCACGCACCAAGGGTGCCCAGCCAAATTCTGCGTTAAGGTAGTTCCGACCCGCTGAGCGGGCCGCTGCTACTCTATCACGCATTAAATGAATCTGGGCGCCGCCTGGTAGACCGTCCATCGCTAGCTCACCTAGAGCCGTCGCGCCGCTGAAATACTCGGCGGTAGGCTCCGTGTTAGCTATGGCCTTAGTACCAAAGGTCCTGGCCGCACCCTCCGTTAGGAGGTTAGCAGCCAGCGCAAGACCTGGAATACTAGGCTCAAGGGTCAAGACAACGTCACCGACGTACCTCTTTCCGAGGATAACGCCTGTGTCGACCTTGACACGATTTCTCGTGTCTTCGGTATAGTCTTGAACCCAAGGACCTCCATGATCACTCCGGTCACCCGGAGGTGGAGGCCACTCGTTGGACAGACTACTCATGGATCCAGAAAACTGTTTCCACGAGTAGGTCAACGGCGAGGAGACGCCCGAAAGAGTGCCAGTACCTACGACACTCCCCAAGACGTCCTTGGTTTTAGCCAAGTTTCCTCTCCTTTCTACCATTAAGCATGGAACGGTAAGCACGTCGCCCTTTGGAAGGCAACGCACTCAGCGCAGGG